GCGACGCAGCACCGAACCCGAGTTGTCACGCCAATTGGGCACCTCGTTACCGGCCAGGATACCCGGAACCTTCCAGGTCAGGCTCTGGGCCGTCTTGTTCTTGCGGGCGATGCTCATGTCCTCACCACTGACCAGCGACTGGAATTCCGCCTGCTCGAGGGCCATGTCACCCTTGATCTCGGGTGCGATGAACATGAAGCCATCGTAGATGGACTCGAGGCCAAACTTCTTCTCGATGTTGTTGCTGAGGGTCCGGACATCCTGACCTTCGTAAAACTTTTTGCAAATTTTTGTAATGATTGTAGACTTGCCCGAGCGAGCGATACCCTTGAGGAAGGGGATCACCTGCCACGAGTCCAGATCGTTCAGGTCGAAGCACAGACGGCCACAGAAGACGTAGAGCCACTTGCAGACGTCCTTGCTGAAACCCTGGTAGTTCATGACGGACTGCATGTGGGGCGTGGGGATGTCGTACCAGTCGTGCGCGTCGATGGCCGCCGTGTCAAAGTCCTGATCGAAATATTTCGAGCTGACAATTGTCGGGTCCAAATGCTTGAAGTCCTCACTGGTGTACTCGTAGAAGCGCGTGGCATATCGGCCCTCCTTTTCGTCTAGGAACTTACCGACGAAGATGCCGTTGCGAAAGGACCACACGGCCCGGTTCTTCTTGATCTGAGGGAACTGCAAGTCGCGGCAGTTGGTCAGGTGGCGGATTGTGTCGGTCACGATCGAACCCTTGCTCGTCATGTGCTTCCACATGTCGTACTTCTCCTCCTTTTGCGAGTAGTAATACACAAAGTCCTTGATCTCCATGACGGGCTTCCACGCCTTGGTCAGGTGGCCCTCCTCGGTCGCAATCTGCTTGCAGCAGTAGTCACCGTACCGGCGCATCTTGAGCTTGTAGGCCTGGTCGAGTAGGTACAACAGGAACTTCTGGAACGAGCTCGTATCCTCCTTTTCCGTGGAGGGGTCGCCAAGACCCATCGTCTGGCACCTGAAAATTTGGGACTCCATGTCACCCTTGATCGGCACGTACGTTGGGTGGTTGATTCGCTCGTAGGTTCGAACCCAACGGAAAATCATCTCGTACGTGTCGTCCACGGTCTCGATGAGGCGCGTGACGCGCTGGCCGAGCCGAAACTCCAGACCAGTGACGTCAGTGCTTGCATCATCGCGGATGCCGAGCTCCCCGGCACGATGGTAAACGTCCGACAGAATTGTGACAAAATTCCGCCGCTGGTTACCGATCGTATCAATATTTACATTTTGAATTTGTCCATCTTCAAATCCGAAGATTTGGGCACCGTTGACCCACGGGACGTACTTGTCTCCCTTGACGTTCAGGCACATATGATCCTCGAGCTTCGTCACAAAGGCGTTGAGCCGCTCGGCGTTCATATTGACAATGTCCGAATGATGGAGTTCCATTCGGATCTCATTCGTTTTTTCAGGAGTCGCGTGGTCGATTGTCTGCACGCGCTCCATTTCTAAGGTAGCGTCACATATTTTTAAGCGGGGGAGGGCGCCTGGTTCTGCTTCGACAAGACACTCAGAATCTTAATCAGAATTTTGTTCTGCATCTCCAGGGCCACCTTGACCCCGACCATGGCGCTGGCGACCGTCTCGCCCTCCTCGGTCGTGAACATCTGGCCCAGGGCGTCCAGTAGATCACCGCCGTCCATCTCCATCTCATCGTCCTCCTCATCGAAGGCGAGCTCCTCATCCTCAGGAATATCCTCAACCTCACGTTTGGCCGACATTTGAAATTCTCTGAGAGTTTTGTTTTTAGTTTTAGGCGCGGGGCTTACAGGGGCAGACCCTTAGCGACCATGGCGTTCTTAAGGGTACGGTACGCGTTAGCCAGCTGGGCGTTGGTATTCGCCGCATTAACGTTGGCCGCCGCCGCATTACCAGCAGCGGCTGCCGCGCCCCGGTTGTTGGTGGCGGTGGGGGCCTTGGCGGCAGCCAGGGCGGCCCGGGCTGCATTGTTGTTGGCCTTGGCGGCGGCCGCCTGGGCCTTGGCGTTGGCGTTCTGCGCAGCAACCACACCAGCCTGGGCCGCCGCCACGCCCATGCTCGCGTTGGCCGCCTTATTGCCAGCGGCGGCGGGAACGACGCCAGCCTGCGCCGCGCCAGCCATGGCGCCAGCGTTAGCAGCGTTGGTTTTGGCCGCGGTCAGCATAGTAGAGTTCATGATTACTCTAGTCCGAGAAATTTTCCCAGGGCGCGTCGGGTCCGTCCCAAATTTTTTTCTCTGGCCATAGTACAAATGGCCGGTGGACTTATGCAGCTCGTTGCTTATGGCGCTCAGGATGTGTACCTGACTGGGCAGCCCAAGGTTACCTTTTTCCAGGCGGTGTACAAGCGCCACACCAACTTCGCGATGGAGAACATCCAGCAGACGGTGAACGGCACGGCGACCCCCTCGGGCCGCGTGTCCGTGACCATCGCCCGCAACGGCGACCTGGTCGGCAACATGTACGTGTCCCTGCTGCCGGCGGCGGCTAACGTGACGACCGACAACTCGTCGGCCGACACCGTGTGGATCGCCGAGCGCGCCATTGCGGCCCTGGAGCTGACCATCGGTGGCCAGCGCATCGACAAGCACTACCAGACCTGGTGGCGCCTGTACGCCGAGTGCTTCCTCGGCGAGTCGGACAAGATCAACTACGGCAAGATGACCTCCAGCCCGGTGACGTCCATCAGCACCGTGAACACCCCGCGTGTGTACCTGCCCCTGCTGTTCTTCTTCAACCGCAACCCGGGCCTGTACCTGCCGCTGATTGCCCTGCAGTACCACGAGGTGCGCCTGGACTTCGACCTGACGACCTACTACAGCAACTACTTCACGACCGACTTCCAGGTGTGGGCCAACTACGTGTACCTGGACACTGAGGAGCGCCGCCGCTTCGCCCAGAAGGGTCACGAGTACCTGATTGAGCAGGTGCAGCACACCGGCGGTGACTCGATCGCCACGGCGAACGACTCCGCTCAGCTGGTCCGCCTGTCCTTCAACCACCCGGTGAAGGAGCTGATCTGGTGCTACGCCAACGCCACCGCCTCGGTGGTGAACAGCATGTGGAACTTCTCCACCGGCACCGGCAACGTCGCCCTGTCCGTGAGCGCCTTCACGAGCCAGGGTGCCACGTGCTTCCTGCCCCACGAGGTGGGCTGCCCGCACCTGTTCTCCAACACCTCGGGCGTGGCCAACGCGTTCTGGGTTGAGGAGGGCGTGCGCGCGACCGGCGCGGCTGGCGCCAGCTTCGAGGTCGGCCCGCTGAACCAGTTCAAGCTGATTCTGAACGGCCAGGACCGCTTCAAGGAGCAGCTGGGCAAGTACTTCAACCAGTACCAGCCGTACGTGTACCACACCGGCGTGCCCTACCCGGGCATCTACTGCTACTCCTTCGCGCTGCAGCCGGAGGAGCACCAGCCGACCGGCACCTGCAACTTCTCGCGCATTGACAACGCTCAGGTGTCCGTGGCGCTGAAGTCGGGCACCCAGGCGACCCTGCAGAAGCTGTTCGCGGTGAACTACAACATCCTGCGTATCCAGTCGGGCATGGGCGGCCTTGCGTTCTCCAACTAAATGTTTAATTTCAAAAATAAAAGGCGGGAGTTTTCGGTCGTCCGCGACCGGGCTTCGGCCCCAAGAACGTTCAAGGTTCTTGAGGTCTAATCATCACAGAGCTCCAAAGACAGTACCGGAAACTCGTGCCACTCCAAGGGCATCGCTAGATCGTCCGACTCTGTAGGAAACGCTAGAAGGACATCCACGTCTATATAAGAACGCATCTCTTCTGTCGATCCTAAAAACATATTCTTCATGAGAATTCGAGCCGCATGAGCTTCCGTGAGCTGTACGAGAGCCGTCTTGCGTGTAAATGAAATTTTCAGACACCGCATATCACAGTCTCCATCGTCACAGTCGTGATCGGCCACAAACGTATAGGGTGCCAAATAAGTCATCATGTACATCTTCCTCTCCTGTTCCTTCTTTTTGTAAAGGGCCTGGCACAGTTCCATCCCCTCTTTGTATTGCCCGTCAGTCAGCGACTCCTTGATCGAGTCGATGAAATCGGCCACTGAATGCATGTATAAAAAACCTCTACAAACTTTAAATGATGATATTTCTTCTGATCCTATTGGCGCTCGCGCTGCTCGTGAAGACCGTCAGCCCCTACGTGGCGTTCAGTCCCGAGAACCTCTACACGACCCCCGTGCCCCATTGGATGCGCAACGTCGACCCGGGTCTGAACTTTAGGCTTTCATGAAGCCAGCCTCGCGGTACAGCCCACCATACTGCAGCCCCAAGTGTCCAAAACCAAACAAAAAGAAATATTTTATAAATTCTTTCATGGCTTCCGCCCCCGACCCCCCACGATCCTTCACGATCATGATGAAAGGCAGGGCGCTACACAGCGCAAATACGAGACCCTCGAGGCCGAACCCCTTGACACCCGGAATTCTCCACGTGTCGGATGCCCCGTTGAACGGAGAATCCCACCCACACATGGTGAACAAAAAGAGGGTCAGGGCGACAAATATGACCAGAGCCTTTGCGACGCCGCTCTTGGCCGCGCGCCCCGTAGACTCTTTGAGTTTCTTAGAGGCTGTCGTCTCCTCGACCGTGTTGAACCCCGACAGCTCCAAGAGGAAGTGAACTCCGAAAAAGACGAGGAAT